CCGCAAGATATGCTGCCGGAGATTGACAAGGCAATGGCGCTGTTCGGCCCGATGATGGACGACGGGCTCGTTCGCGGGCTGACGACCGAAACCGGCAACACGATCACGGCGCCGACGCTCGATTATACGGCTGTTCGTGGCGACCTGGTCGCCGAAGAGGCTGCCGTGACGAACGACGGATCGAAGGACCCGGCATTCGGCCAGAAGACGCTAAACGCATACCTGTATAACTCGGGTATCGTCAAAATCAGCATTCAGCTTCTGCAAGATGCATACTGGTCAATGGAGCCGCTCATGAATGACTTGTTCGGCGAAAGCCTGGGTCGCACCTGTAACGCGGTGCTGACGAACGGCGACGGAACGGACAAGCCGAACGGGATCGTCAATTTCGCGTCTGTCGGCAAGACGGCAAACGCCGCTGCGGCCCTGACTGGCGACGAGTTGATTGACTTCTTCCACTCGATCAATCCGGCTTATCGCGCTTCCCCGAAATTCGCTTGGCAATTCAATGATACCACGCTTTCGATCATCCGGAAGCTGAAGGACGGCAACCAGAATTATCTGTGGCAAGAGCCGAACCTTCGCAGCGGCGAGCCGGGAACGCTTCTCGGAAAGCCGTACCGGATCAATCCGGATATGGACGACGTCGAAGCGGGCGCGCATCCGATCCTTCTCGGCGATCACTCGAAATATATCGTCCGCAAGGTCGGCAACGTCGGCATTGTGCCGTTCAATGAGCTTTTCATGGGCAACCTTCAAAAAGGCTTCATGGCCTTCCGTCGGATCGACGGCGAGGGCCTGAACAATGCCGCAATCAAAAAGTTCGCGATGGCCGCTCTCTAATTTCAGGGCCGGGAACTGGGGCGGCGGGTTTCGGCTTGCCGCCCATTTTTTAAGAAAGGGGCACACATGAAAACGAAGTCGATCATCATCACGAAACCTTGCGCGGGCATTCGCTTTTCGTATGGGGCCAATCCGAAGCCGCAAGATGTGCCCGAAGATATAGCGGACGACCTGCTTCGCGCCGGTCACGCGATCACGCCAGGCGAGGCGAAGAAAGCCGCCGCGCCGAAGAAGCAGACGACGACGCGCAAAACGCAAAAAGAAACGACGGCTGAGTAAAATGCGGATGAAGCGCCCCGTCGTTACCGTGTCGGAAGCGCCGGAGGATACGCCGGTCACGCTCGCCGAACTGAAGGCACACCTTCGCGTTGATTGGGACGACGAAGACGACGTTATACAGGCGTATCTAGACGCGGCTGTCGAGGTGCTGGACGGGCCAAAGGGGCAACTCGCCGCGCCAATCATCACGCAGACATGGCAGCACACTTGCGCCGGGCCGGAGTGCTGGCGCGTACCGCTGACCGCTGACCCGGTGTCGCTTGTCTCGATCACCTACTACGATGCCGACCACGCGCAACAGACCGCCACGCTCGCCGACTTCCGCGTCGAAAGCGACGGCTACGACTACGCGGTCGTGCCTGTCAGCGGCAAAGGGTGGCCGGGCATGGCCTGCCGCGACGACGCGCTGACGATCACCTACACGACCGGCGCGGACGTGGCCGACGTCCCGAAGCCGCTTAAGCAGGCCGTGAAGTTGCTTGCCGCGCATTGGTACAAAGAGCGCGAACACGCCGCCGCCGTGAACCTTCGCGAAATCCCGTTCGCCGTGTCGACGCTGATACAGCCTTACAAGCGAGGCTTTGCGGCGTGAGGGCTGGCCAGTATCGCGACCGGCTGCGGTTCGAGCGGAAAGGGTCTGTGAGCGGCGGCTATGTCAGCAGCGGCGGCGACTGGTCGGAACTGGCCACGGTCGCCGCGAATATCGTCGCCGACAGCGGGACGCCGGGGAAGGAAGAGGTCCAGGCCGACCAAGTGCGCGGGATTGGCGACGTCGTCATAACCGTTCGGGATTGCGCCGCCCTGGCGAGCCTGTCGACGCGCGACCGCATCGTCGACGCGCGGAACGCTTCGAGGATCTTCGATATTCGCGCGATTGACCGCGAGACGGGGCGTCGCGACGTCGTGATCTATGCCGACTTTGGGTCGACGTCCGGCGCGGCAAGCGTCACGCGCGGGCTTGTGAGCATCACCGCCGAAGTATCGGGCCGGGCTTCTGTCGCCGGGCCGTCGGTCGAAGTGTCGGTCGACACGCCGGTTTCGGGCGTTGGCGTCGTCTCCGCGCCGAGCGTGATCGAGCCGGAAATCGTCTGGAGCGTCGAGGCGACCGCGGGCGGCGCGTTCGACTGGAGCGCGGAAGACGTGCAGGAAGGCGACGTTCTCATCGCCATGATGGCGGGCAACACGAACCATAACGACCCGTCGGGATCGGGCGCGGCGAACGTTCTCGTCACCTATGACGGCTTTGTCTACATTCACACGCCGGGAAGCTTTAGCCGCGTCGCATCTTTGAGCGCGCGCGTCGTGACGGCGGGCAATATTGCGGACACGGAAAGCGCGACACTACGGACTAATGACAGCGGCATTCTGTTCTGTGTTCGCGGCGTCGACACAAACCAATTTGCGACGACGGTCGGCGCGGGCGGCTGGGAGTGGGTGACGGATACGTCGATCTTCGCGTTTGCAGGCGGAACAAATTCGAACCCGCCCGCGATCACGGCGAACGCTGGCGACCTGGTCATTGCGGCTAGCGCGGTGTGGCAGACGAGCCCGGCGCTGACAGCCATGTCGGGCTTTACGCTGGCGGCTGACGCTGTTTCCAGCGGCCTGACATACGACCGTCATATCGCGGTCGCGTCGAAGGTCGCCGAGGCCGACGGATCGGTCGACCCGGACCAATGGGGCGGCTTCAGTACGGGTTCGGTTCACGGCGGGTTCACGCTCGCGCTTCAGGCGGCATAGGGGGCTGATATGGTTTTGTTCATACTAGGGCTGATGGTCGGCGGAACCGGCGGCGCGCTTGTGATGGCTTTCTTCCAATGCATTCCGAAGGATAACGAAAATGCCACTTGAAACCTACGCTAAGAACCTGATGCTCGACGCGCTGCCGAACACGGTATATGCGGCACTATTCACCGGCGGCGCCCCTGGCGTCGGAACGGAGGCTTCGCCGCTGACGCTTTGGGGATCGGCGAGCCGCCCAGCCGTCACACTCGAAGCGGCGAGCGACGGCTCGCGTGATCCCAACGGCGACGCGGCGCTCGGCACGCTTCAGGCGGCGAGCGTCACGGTTACCCATGTCGGCTATTACACGGCGGCGACGGGCGGGACGTTGCTCGGCTATACCGACTTCGCGCGAACACTGTTGTCAGGCGACAGCGTCAAGATCCCTGACGCTTCCGCCGCGTTCTCAATCACAGACTAGGAGGGGTAAGCATGGTTTGGGTGAAATTTCGGGAACCTTTCAACTTCACGCCAGCGGCGAAGCGGGCGGTTACGATGGCGTATAAGCCGGACGGCAAGGCCGGGGGCGAATACAATGTCACGCGCGAATGCGTCGAGCGGGCGCGGGCGGCTGGCGTGAAGTTCGATCTTCTGAAGGATAGCGACGATGGAAGTATCGGCGAAGGTCAAGGGCCTGGACAAGTTGAAAGCGCGAGCGCAACGGATGCCGAAGACCGTCCGGCGACGGATGACGGAAGCAGCGAAGACGAACGCGCGGCTCTTGAAGGAAGCGGCGACGAGGGACGCCCCGGAATTGACTGGGGAACTGAAGCTGACGATCCGATACTACGCGGTGAACGGGTCTAACGGCCTGATTTGGCGCGTGGTCGCCGGTAACGTTCGGGACGAAGAGGGATTGACGCGGGCGCGCTGGCAAGAGTTCGGAACGATTGATCAGCCGGCGAACCCCTTCTTCTTCTCGAACTATCGGATCATGAAGCCGCGCTTCTCGGCGCGAATGTCGCGCGCGATGCGCAAGGGTATGAAAGAGGCGAAGGCATGATGAACCTGGCGGAACTTCAAGACGCAATCGGGGCGCTGTTGGAAGCTGACGCGGGCGTGACGGCGGCTCTCGGATCGCATGACGCCCGCATTCTCGGCGGGCCGGACCCGAACGCGGCCTTCCCGTACCTGACTATTGGGGAAGACGAAGAGCGCGACACGTCGGTTCAATTCCTGACGTCGAGCGACGTCTTCGTTCGCATTCATATCTGGACGAAGGAAGACGGCTTTTCGCAGTGCAAGGCCATTGCCGGGGCGATCCGCGCGGCGATGGACACCGACGACGGCTTTCCGGTTTCCGACAACATTCGCTGTTGCGGAAGCTACTTCCGAACCGCCCGGTTCATGCGCGACCCGCGCGGCGGGATACGCCACGGCATTGTAGGCTTCGAGTTGCGGAACGAAGCGTCATCCGCCGACAGCTAAGGCCGTTCGCAGGCTACAACTGCGAGGCGGACAAATGGCTAAACCTACAACCTTTAACGGGTCGAAGATCATGATCAAGGTCGGCGACGGCGGCGACCCGGAAACCTTCGCGCATCCCTGTTTGATCAATACGACGCGGTCGGTCCAGGGCTCGGCGACGACCGTCGATTCAGTCGTCGCAGACTGTGACGATCCGGACGCGCTGGCGTGGACCGAACGCGAGAAAGACGCGCTTTCGTATACGATCACCGGCGAGGGCGTCATGGATGCGGCAAGCATTCAGGACTATATCGACTTTCTCGAAGGCGCCGCATCGAAGAATGTTCAGGTCGTCATCGCCGACGGCGACGCGACGAATGGTCGGATCGGAACCGGCAAATTCCATCTGACCGAATTTCAGGTGTCAGGCAACCGGAAGGAAAAGGCGACTGTATCGCTCACGCTCGTTTCAGACGGCGCGCTGACCTGGACGGCGGTAATCTAGTATGAGCCGCTTGGGGCAAATCACGCTCGAATGGGCGGACGGCGATTACACTTTCGCCCTGAAGATCAAGCAATTGATTGAACTTCAGGAACTGTGCGACGCCGGTCCGCCCTACATCCTGACCCGGCTGCAATCGGGAACGTGGCGCGTGAACGACGTTCGCGAGACGATCCGTATAGGGCTAATCGGCGGCGGAATGGCGTCGCACGAAGCGCTAAAGATGGTCAAGCGACACGTTGACGACGAACCGCTCGCATACAACGCACTCGTCGCTCAGGCGGTCATTTCGGCGGCGCTGTTTGGCGCGCCCGAAGGTGCGGAGGATTCGCCGCCGGAAAAGCCGGAAGCGGACCAACAGACGAGCCACTACCACGCGGCAAACTCCGCTGGTCCGCATACTTCGGAACCGGGCTTGCCGCAGGACTGACGCCCGAAGACGTGAAGCAATGTTCGCTGTGGGAGTACGCCGCAGCGGTTGATGGATGGATGCGCGCGCAAGGGATCGACCCGACGCCCGCGCCATCGAATGACGAGTTCGACGAATGGGTCGCGAAGTATGGCTGAAGACATCGAAGTTCTAGTCACCGAACTGCGGGTCGATATGAAACGCTATGAGGCCGCCATGCGGCGTCAGGCGCGCTTGAGCGAACAGACGGCGGGCAAGGTCGAAAAGCGCTATCAGCAGATGAACCGCAAGATCGCGGCTTCGACTGATCAAATGTCGCGAGACGTCCGCCGGGCAATCGCCGCCCTCGCACTCGGCGCGGCGTCTCGCGAGGTGGTCCAGTACACGGACGCCTGGATCGACCATAACAACAAGATCAAGGCGGCGGGCGAGGTGTCGGGCATTCAGGGCCGGGCCTTGCTCGACCTGGCGAAAAACGCCCGAACGGCGCGGTCGGAAATCGAGCCCTACGTCGATCTATACTCGCGCATCTTGCGCGCGTCCGGCGATCTTGCCGACAGCGAAGAGAAGGTCGCCAAGGTCACGCAATTGACGGCGAAAGCCTTCGCCGCCGGTGGCGCGTCGGCGTCGGAACGGGCGGCGGGCGTTCTGCAACTTGGCCAGGCGCTCGGATCGGGCTTCCTGCAAGGCGACGAACTTCGGTCGCTTCGCGAGAATGCGCCGCTCGTCGCGAAGGCAATTGCCGATGCAATGGGCGTATCTATCGGCGAACTGAAGGCGCTCGGCGCGGAAGGCAAGCTGACGTCTGACGTCGTGTTCAACGCGCTTTTGAAAGCTGAAGATCAGATCGAAAGCGCCTTCGGCGTGACGACGCCGCGCGCGTCTGACGCGGCGAAGCTGGCATTCGACGGCCTGAAGCTGAAGATCGGCGAATACCTGACCGAAAACGGCAAGGTCGCGGACGCTTCGCAGATGACGGCAGACGCGATCAATTTCGTGGCGGACAACCTGGACGCCTTCGCCGATGCACTCGTCGTGGCGGGGGCCGCCCTGACCGGCGCACTCGGCGCGCAAGCGGCGACGGCGGCGCTCGCGAGCTTGAACTCGATAGCTGTCGGCGCGACGACGACGGCGAAAGCCCTCGCCGTTCTGCGCACGGCTTCGATATTCATGTTCGGCCCGGCTGGGATCATTCTCGGCGTCGCGGCGCTCGCTGGCGGCCTGGCGTACCTTGCACTCAATGCGGACAAGAGCCGCGCGGCGCTCGGCGAGTACGCGGGCGCGGTCGACGAGGTGAACTCGGCGCTCGACGACTTCGAAGAAGCGCAGCGTCTCGCAAATGAAGCGACCGGCGACGCGAAGGCCGACGCCGAGGAATTGGCGCGCCTGAAGCGCGAGGAAGCCGAAGCCACTATCGAGGCTGCGCAGGCGAAACTTGAAGAGGCGCGCGCCGAACTCGCGCGTCGACAGGCGTCGCAGCGTAATGCGCGCTCGCGCGTCGGATCGTCGCCGAACCTTCAGAACGGCGGGCTCGCCGCAATCGAAACCGGCGTCGGAAACCAGGTCCGCAAGGTCAACGAACTGAACAAGTCGCTCGAACTCGCGCGCAAGCGCCTGGAAGAGCTGAACAACCCGTCGGCTCGAACGCCGGGCGGCGCCCGCACCGGCGGCGGAAGTAGCGGCGGCGGTGTGGCGGATAAGGACGCACTCGACGAACTGAACAAAGCCTATAGGGACTTGTTCGAAACCGAACGCGAACAAATCCTTCGGCTGAAGGAAGAGCGCCTGAAGGCGATTGAGGCGTCGGGCAAATCCGAGGCCGAAAAAGCCGATCTTCGCTCGAAGGCGAACGCGATCTATAAGGCCGAACTTGCCGACATTCGCGACGCCGAAATGAAGATCTTCGACGACTACGTCGACGGCCTGACCGAAGCTGACCGCGTCCGGCAAGAAAAGGTGCAGGCCGAAAAGGACGCAATCGCGGAACTGATGAACGCCCGCGACGAGATGGCCGGTCGGACGCTTGCGATTACCGAACGCGAATATAAGGCGCGCCGTGATCAGATCGAGGCCGAAATCGCCGACGAAACGCGCAAGGCCGAAGCGCTGCGCATTCTCGACGATGAACAGGCCGAATACAGGCGTCAGATACGCGAGGAACTGCTAGGCCAGGGCGAGCATAGCAGCGACGCCGCCGAGGTCGCCAGGGCGCAACAAGAGGCCGAACTCGCCGCATTGCGCGAAGGGCTGGAACTGAAGCTGATCACGAAGGAAGAGTTCGCCGAGCGCGAAATCGAACTTCAGGAGGAAACCGAAAAGCGGCTTCAGGAAATCCGCGCAGCGTCAATGCAAACGCAGCTTGCCAACGGCGAACAACTGTTCAACGGCTTGGCGGGGATCGCGAAGGCGTTCGCTGGGGAACAGTCGGGCATCTATAAGGCACTGTTTGCCGTCGAAAAGGCGTTCGCCATCGCGTCGGCAATCGTGAACATTCAGCACGGCGTCGCCCGCGCCATGTCGCTCCCATTCCCGGCCAATATCGCCGCCGCCGCCACGGTCGCGGCGCAAGGGGCTGGCGTCGTCGCGAACCTGCAAAGTGCGACCGCGAACTTCGCCGACGGCGGCGTCGACATTCGCGGGCCGGGCACGGGGCGCAGCGACAGCATCCCGGCCAATATCTCGCGTGGTGAAAGCGTCATCACAGCCGCCGGGACGGCAGCGAACAAGGGTATTCTTCAGGCGATCAACGCGGGTGCGTCGGTCGAGACGATGCTCGCGAACAATCGGTCGATTGCGTCGGTCAATATCGGATCAACGCAACTTGTCGTGCAAGGCGACATAGGGACCGCCGAAACGCTCGCCGCGCTACAGCGGCAACTGGACGCCCGCGACGCCCGGCTCGCCGACGACGTCAGTCGGATCGTGAAGCGAAACCAGACCATGACCACGCCGCGCCACCTTCGCCCGAAACAGTAAGTCATCCGCGCCGCGATAGCCCCGGAACCGACGAGTTTTCGAAGGGGCGATGAATGAGCGCAGGCGAACCGATCCCGTGCCGCGGCATTGTCGGCGCCGAGTGGCAGCCGGTAAATCAGCAGGCGGCGCCCGAAACACTAGCGGGCGAATCCGACGTTCTGGAATTGGGGCCGTCATATTGGGTCGTCGACTTCGAGGTCGAATGCCCGACGCGCGAAGACTTCGACACATGGTCGGCCTTCCTGGCCAGGCGCAGCGGCGCGGCGGTGACATTCACCGCGCCCCGGACGTTCCGAAAACTGCCGCGCGATCCGCTCATATTGAGCGATAGCGGCGTTTCCCTGCCGGTCGTCAACTCGTCCGGCGGGACGATCACGCTAAGCGGTGTCGGGACCGGCAAAGCCTACGCGGGCGATATGGTCAGCTACCGAACCGCGAACAACGGTTATTATATCGGACAGGTTCAGTATGACGCGACGCCGTCCGGCGGGTCGATCACCCTGTCAGTTTGGCCCGAACCGATGGCGAAACACGCGACGACGCCGTCGCCTCGCCGGATCGAAGCGCTCGGCGAGTTCCGGCTCGACGGCGCTCCCCGCTGGTCGGGAGAATGGCGGCGTCGGGGCGTTCGGTTCACTGCGAAGCAGGTGATCCGATGACGGCCAAAAAGTCGCGATGGTTTGTCGAGGTGTTTCTCGACGGCTCGACCGTGCGTTTCTGGAACGGCTTCGAGGCGATCACATTCGACGGCGAGACGTTTGACCCGCTCGGCGACCGCTTTTCGCCGCCCGACCGGGTGCGCCTGCAATCGAACCTGGACAGCGAAACGATAAAACTCGCGTTCGATAGCTCACGCCAGACCGACAATAGCGACACGCTCGGCGCATTGCTCGACAGCAACCTTCGCCGCCGACAGATCAGGCTGCGGAACGTCTACTACACGACAAGCCCGGACGACGGCGACGTCATATCGGACACCTACGGGCGCATTCGCTCGACGCCTGACACCATTTCGCCGGGCGGCGAGCCGCAACTCGACGTCGAGATCGAAAGCGGGTCGCTCGTCTACCTTGAGCGCCGGATGCAAACGCGGTCGCCGGTCAATCAAAAGGAAGCGTTTCCGGACGACAAGGGCTTCGACCTGGCGAAAGTTCTCGAAGGGCAAGTTCTCGCTTGGCGCACTAAGACCGTGAAGTCGGGAACGGTCGAGGTCTCGGCGACCGAAACCGACGATTACTTCGCGCGCAAGCTGGCGATTGGCGAGTTCGCGACCGAAGGGACGTTCGTCGCGCACTTCACCGGCAAGCAGCAAAAGAAGAATTGGTTTCGCGTCTTCGCCATCGCCGATTGCCGGATCGAGGAACTAAACAAGGTCTGGATCAACGGGAACCTTCAGGTCAACGGCGCACTGACGCACGGGGTCCGGACGCTGGTCCGCCTACCGAATGACAAGAACGAAAACCGCTGTTGGATCACGTTCTATGACGGTCGGCATGATCAAAGCGCAGACAGCGAACTTGTCACCTATGCCAGCGAATGGACGTCAAGCCATAGGCTGCGAGGTGTCGCCTATGTCGTCATAGAGCATCAGTGGGATGACGATCTTCCGGAGGCGTTCGATTACAAGTTCGCGGGCAAGGGCGCGCGCTTCTATGACCGCCGGAAGGATAGCACGGCGGGCGGGACCGGATCGCATCGCCTGGACGACCCGACGACGTGGGAATACTCCACGAACCGGATGGTCGTCGCCGATCACTATCGGCAGGGCATCCGTATCATGCCGTCCGGCTTCACGACCGGCGGGGCCGATCCGTCGATCTATTGGTTCGGCGTCGGGGAGTCTGCCGACGTCATCCCGTACGACGAGTTCGAAGACCTGGCGGACCTATGCGACGAAAGCGTCGCACTGAAGGCAGGCGGCACACAAAAGCGCTATGAGGTCCACGGCATCTTGTCGGCGGACGACGACCACAAGAAAAACCTTGAAAAGCTGGCGTCAGGGATGGCCGCGCGCGCCATTGATCAGGGCGGGCGGATCGTCTTCCGCCCGATCCGGTCGCAATCGGTCGTCATGACGCTGACCGACGACGACCTGTCGAATACGGAAGACACAGTGTTTGACCCGACCGGACGCATTGACGACATGGTCAACGCGGTCGAAGGCCGGTTCGTCGATCCTGATCAGAACTTCGCTTCGACCGATTACCCGCGCGTCGTGAACGACACATACGTCGCCGAAGACGGCGGCGACCTGATCGTCGGCACTGAGAATGCCGACATGGACATAAGTGGCGAGCGCGCGCAACGGGTCGCAACCCTGAAGCTGAATTTCTCGCGTCGGGTCGCCACGCTCGAAGAAGTCTTTCTATCAAGCAAGGTTCGCAGCCTGAAGCCAAGCGATTGGTTTTCGCGCGAAAGTTCGCTTCGCGGCATTCCGTCGGGAAAGACGTTCGAGGTCGACGAGATCGAGCGCCGGAAAGACGGAACGACGAAGATCCTCGCTTTCGAGGTCGACCCGGAAGTCGACGCTTGGGAGGCGTCGAATGCGGTTGACTTGTCGGTTCCGCCGTCGATCCCGGCTAGCACGATCATTGACCTGACCACGCCGTCGATCACGATCACGCCGTTTAGCTATACCGGCGGCGGCGCGGAAGTTCCAGCGGTTCGCCTGGTCAATGCTGACTATTCCGATTTTATCGGCGACGAGATTGTCGGCGAGTTCGGGCTTCACGACGGGTCGGGCGGGATCACTGGCGAAAGCGCGACCGTCACCTTCCCCGGCAATATCGAAACACTAGAAGGATTGATCGGCCTTCCGCCGTCGACCACGTTCGCGATCCGGTTCCAGTCGCGCAAAGGCGAGCGGGTGTCGGCCTGGTCATCGTTCCAGACGTTCACGACGACGAGCGTCTATCGGTCGGGCACGTCCGGCATAGCCGACAGCTTTGTCGGCCAAGGCGCGCTCGCAACCGAAGATCAGGCCGATTGGGCATCGCAGGTAACCGGCACGGGGAAGCCGGAGGATGACGCGACGAAGTCTCGCGTCTTCCGGCAATCGAGCGCGCCGTCGAGCCCGAATGTAAACGATATATGGGTCGTTCTATCCGGCGGCGTTCCTGTTTCCGTGAAGGCGTGGGACGGGTCGTCGTGGATCACCGGCGCCGACCTGACGAGCCTAAACGTTGCAGCGGGCTTTGTCGGTCAGGATTGGGGCGCAACGGCGAGCCAGGACGACGCCGACAACAATCGGGCAAAACCAAACCCGAACCTGATCCCGAACGGCGGCTTCGAGCAAGGGGATCTAGGCTGGACGCTGGTCTATGGCGCCGTCGCCAATAATGTGAACGGGGTTTATTGGTATGCGGACGCACCGGCGGACGGTACGACCGTAATCGGATATTCGCCATTCTTCGACATGGTCGACACGGGAAGCTATAGCTTCTCCTACGAACAAAGCCCGACCATTGCGGGCAGCGGCAAGGTCCGGTGCGACCTGGAATGTTGGGACGCCACGACCCGCCTATCGCGCGAAGGCTTGGTCGCGTCGGCTGACGGCGGATGGACGCGAATAAGGTCTGAGGGGATCAGTGCGCCGTCTGGCACCACGCGCGGGCGGCTTCGCTGGTACTTCAACAGTGCGAATGCGGGCGACGCGTCGCGCGTGCGCCGGGTGAAGGTTGAGCGCAACGCGACCGCGACCGCTTATTCGTTCGACCGCTATCTGTATGACGCCGGAACACATCTGGCGACGGTCGAGGTCGGCTCAAACGTCACCGAAGACCACACAGCCGCAGGCATAGCTGATCAGGGATCGCAGGCGACCGCCAATCATCAGCGCGGCGCGTCTTACGTCGGAACGCCGACAGAAGGGTCGTGGTGGGCCGATACGTCGTCGGACGAACTGAAGCTTTACACCGGCGGCGCATGGAACAAGGTCGCCGACATTACGCCGACCGGCATCGACGCACCGTTTCGCGCGCCAATCACCGGCACGAAGTCGAAAACGCGCGGATCGGTCGGAACGACCACTTTCACCGACATTGTGATCACGCCGCAGAACGGGTCCGGTTCGTATACATACGATTGGGAGCATATCAGCGGCGACGACTTCGGCATGACGGGCGCCGCGACGAACGCGCCTGACTTCTCGATCTATGTCAACGGCACGGACAAGGTAGGGATTTACCAATGTGTTACGACCGATAACGATACCGGCGAGGCCGTCGTCTCGCGGCTCGGCCTGGTCGTCACCTGGACGGGCTAGGCGTGACCGGCGCGGCTCAAATCGTCGACCTGATCCGGAGCGCTTGCGCGGCCTATGCCGTGAGCAATTGCCCGGCGCTGACCGATGCCAGGCCGCCGACCGTCCGGCCTGTCGCGAATGCGGCGACGTTTCAATTTGCCGACGGCACTCGGAAGATATGGGTCAATCCTGAAGCGGCGCGCACGATGGGGCTCGCCGAATTGCGGCGCGTCATCTTCCACGAAGTCGCACACGCGCGGACATGGGACGAGTTCGGCGTCGCCGTCCGCCCGCACGGTCGGGAGTTCCGGCGGGTCTGCGCGAGTGTCGCACTTATGCGCCCGTTTGATTGCGACAGTTTCGACGACTGAAACGGCGCGTCATCCGGGGCGGTCTAGGCGTGACTGTGATCTATTCACAGGGGCAACGCATGACATACCCGGCCACGATTCCAGCGGTACGCGAGGCGATCCTCGCTTACACACCAAATGTCGAAGAGGCGCGCGACGCATACGACGCCGCGCTCGTCAACATCTCTATCGTCAATCTGTCGGTTCGCGTCTTCGAGGCGCTGTCGCCGCACGCTGACGACCTGGACGAAGAGGGCCGCAAGGTGCTGACCGGCTGTTCGAAGCTGATCTTTGAAGGCGGTTGGCACGGCAAGGCGCTGGACGCCGCGCTTGTCTTCAACAGGCTAGCCGCCGAGTTCGAGGCCGCGACCGCAACAGACGAGGTTTAGGCCGGTGGCAGACGACGCGCGCGTCGTCGATCCGATAGCCGCCCTTTGGCACGCTCACGGGTCGACCAATGAAAAGCTGGGGCTTCTGAAAGGCGAGGTCGCGGGCATGGCGTCGCGGTCGGACCTATACGAATTTAAAGAAGCCGTCTTCGCCCGGATGGAAGTCATCGTCGGAAAGGCGCTTGAAGAGCACGACCGGCGACACGCGGACAAGTACGCCATTCGCTTGCACGAAGACCGGGCCGCGATGGTTCTCGCGATCAAGGAAGAGTTCGACCGGCGCGACGCCGAGCGGGCGAAGGCGCTCGAAGACGCAGCAAAGGAACACGAACGCGCGCGCGGCCTGACGATGCGGCAGACCGGCCTGGCGATCCTTATTTCGCTCGCCGCCGGTGCGCTGTTTAGTGAGTTCGTCGGGCCTGCTGTCTTCAAGTTCGGGCTTCAGAAATTCATGGGGCTATAGGTATGACACTGCCGTCAATTGATCTTCTTCCGTATGGGGTCGCGCTAGGCGCCCTGGTCGTGGCTTTCGTCTTCGCCGCGCTCTTCTTCCGTTCACGTCGCGGCGGCGATGGCGACGACGATATTCTAGGGCTTCAGCATATCGTCACGCTCGACAGCAACGGGTGGCGGGTTCTTGCGGTCGTCGCCGCGCTTGGTGCGCTCGTCATGATCGGCTCGTCGGCGGCAATCGGCATTGCATACTGGACCGGGCTAGCATTGAACGCGGAGAAGATCGAGGCGGGGGCGACATTGGCCGATAAGTTGACGGTCGGCGTCGTCTCGTTTTTCGTGTTGGCGCTATTCCTAGAACTCTTTTCCGACTTGGGAACGCCGCTTTCGTCCGGCTTCAAGCAGCGGAAGAACAAGGCGCTCGCGCGGTTCGTCATGGTGGCGACGGTCGGCTGTATACTTATGTCACTCGCGACGAAATGGGGATACTACGACGACAAGTCGAATGTTCGCCGCGTCGAGGCCGTACAGACGAGCGTCGAGGAAGACAACCTGAAGGCCCGGAAGGCCGAAGCCGAAGCGATCATCGAGCGGCTGAAGTCGACGCCGCCGAAGGCCGTTCTCGACGCACAGCGCGCGGCGGTCGAAGAGAATATCGAACTTCTGTCAGGTCAGCTTGCCAGCGCCGAGGCGGCGCTTGAAGCGATCCCGCAATCGCACTCAACCAACCGGCTGAAGGCGGGCGAGCGCGTGGAAGGGATCGCAAACAAGCTGTCTGCCGCCCGTGTCGAGTTGGCGGCGATCACGCAGCGCGAGGCCGATCTTCAGGCGCTCGCCGTCGCGCGCGCGGACCTGGAAACGACGAATACCGAAATCAAGTTGATTGCCGGTCGGGTCGGCACGGAAAACGAGACGGCGCACACGCCAATCGGTGATCACCCTGTCGTCAGGGTGCTGCGGGTCTCGCTGCATCAGTTTCTCTGCTTCCTCTTCCCGCTCGTCTACTTCGAAAGCATGGCGGCGGCGGTCGACACGCGGAAGAAGGAAGAGGCGAACGCCAAGCGCCGACAGTCGATTGCCGAAAAGACGAACACGATTGACGTTCCGCCGGAGAATGTCCGCCCGGCGGAACCGGCGCAACTCACGGCGACGGGGTTCTATGAGGAAGAGCAAGAGCGCGAGGCCGAAGAACTCGACGAACTGAAGCGCCGGAAGGCGAAGAAGAAGAGCGACCCGCGCGACAATCATCCGGCCAGCCCGCGCGGCGGCGGCTATCGAAACGGGGCGGACGACGAGAAAGAGGCAATGAGCGATGACGAATAATGTTCAGCGTGCCGCCCGTGCGGATCAGGCGACCTATGATCTTTGCAAGCTGATGGAGTCCGGCAAGCAACCGCAGTTGCAGGCGTATAAGGAACTCGGCGACATTGTGACGATTGGGTTCGGTCACACCGGCGAGATATTCGACACGCTCACGGGCAAGATGCGGAAGCTGCGGCTCGGCGACCGGATCACGCTGGAAGAGGCACACCGCCTGTTTGACGAGGTCGACGCGGTCGAGGCCGAACGCCGGGTCGACTTCTTCTTTCCGAAGATCCCGCTCACGCAGGGCCAGCGCAACGCCTTGTGGCTGTTCTGCTATAATCTCCGCTGGGGCTCAATCGCCGACAGTACGTTGCGGTCAATGCTGAACGCGGGCGACTGGACGCGCGAGACGCTAATCGAATGGTGGGTCAAGTATCGCAACCCGAAGACGCAATTCGAAGAAGGGCTGTTTCGTCGGCGCATCGTGGAACTGTGCCTTTGGTTTGGCTGCGATCCGGAAGCCGCGCACAAAGAGGCATGGCGCGCCGAGTTGCGCCGCGATCCTTCGACGAAGGAAATCATTCGCCAGACAGACCCGGAACTCGTCATTCTTCGCGCCGAGACGCAGACGGAAGCGAAGCGTATCGCTGACGAGCGGATCAAAGAAAGTTCCCGCCCGGTCGAGCCGGTCGACACGACAAGCCCCGTCGCTGAAGACCCGGTTAAGACGCCGGGCGGGACGCCTGACCCGGTCGTGATCGAGGAAGGCTTGCCGGAGGTCGAGACGCCGCCGGTCGCGCCGCCGAAGAAGAAGGCGCAGCCATATCGGGATTATGATCCGGCGACGCCTGAAAAGAGCCTTGCGCTGTCTAAGCGGTTTTGGGGCCTGCTGGCGCAGGTTGGCGGATGGTTCGCGATGATCGGCGCAGCGATTGCCGAAATGCCGTTCGTCGGCGAACTGGCGGCAATGTCGCCTTTCCAGGTCAAGGATTGGCGTTTTGCGCTCGTCATCGTCATGGCTGGTGCGTTGCTCTACTGGTACGGCAAGGTTGACGCGAAAGGGCCGCTAAAATGATGGCCGCGCTCGCCGGGTTCGGGAATTGGCTAAAGGGCGTTCCGGAATGGGTGTGGATCGTCTTTCTCGCCGCCATTGGCGTTTACGTCGTCCGCCAGGACGCGCGGAACGAAGGGCGCGAGGAAGGGAAGCGGGAATCGGACGAACGCCACAGGGCGGCGTCTGAGGCGAAAGACAGGGCAATTATGGAAAGGGCCGAAGATCATGTCGAGACAGTCGAAAGCGCTCGTCGCAACGTTGGCAGCTATGGCGATGACAGCTTGCCAGACGGGGGCGCCCAGCTACCCGACTACCACTATCGAGACTGAAGACCTAATGACGGTGAAGTCGGTTCGCGTCGCCTTCCGCCCGATCTTTCCGAGCCGGGCGGACGTCATGACCGAAGGCACGGCGCGGCAGATCGAAGACCACAACAACGCTTATTGGTGTCTGTTCGCCGACGCCCGTCCGCCGGGCTTCGACAAGAGCGTCTGCCGACGGCCCGTCTCCGACCGATGGCAGTAAAGCCGACGGCCTGAAGATCGCCGTCGGCGCCCTCGCCGGGCTCGATAGAGGATCTTCGAAACGCGCATAAAAAAAAGCCGCCCTAATCGGCGGCTTTTGCTTTTAGTATGTTGGATTTTTCTTCGTCGGTCAGGATGACCAATTCTTTTCCGAGCAGAGTTTTTGCGGGCTTTGTGCCGAACTCGTCGTCGTAGTCCAGCGCCCGCTTTAGTTGCTCGTATGCACCCCTACAGAGGATGATTGCGTCGTTTGTTCTGGTCATTCAGTCACCTTTCCATATACCACGGCGTTCTATAGCCTTCGAGGAATGCGAGCATCAGGCCAGCTATCGGCCCGCTGCACGCGATCTTGCCTTTCTTGATCCGCCGGACCTGGACGTCGCCAGTCGTGTCTGACAGGCCAAGGGACACCGCTAGCGCGCGATCCGACAAGCCTAATTGCGTTTGAGCGTCGACGAAGTCTTCGGCGCTCATAAAGGGTTCTTTGTTCATGTCGTCACCTGAAGCGGAAAGGGCGCGACCCGAAGGCCACGCCCTGCCACTTACTCGCCTTCGCTGGAATAGGCCAGCTTCGGCCCGCCGAACTGACGCGCGAACGCGGCGAGGTCAGCGGGATCGGGTTCGACGACTTTCGGCTCGGCTTTCGCCTTCGCCTTCGCCTTGGCGCGGGCGCGTTTCTCGCGCTCGGCTTTCTCGGCGGCCTTCTTCGCCTCATATTCGGCCACAGCCGCCGCGTGGACGCGGTTTCGGGCCGCTTCGAGGGCAATCATGCCGAACGCAAGCGCGGCCTGTAGGGCGGTCGACAGGAGCGCGATAAGCGTCATATCGAACACCTTCGGACGGATCGGCTCGGCGAGGGCCGCAAGATCGGCCTTCGCGTCGTCAATCGTCTTTTGAAAGCCTGCCCGCTCGGCTTCATAGGTCGCGCGGGCTTCGGCCTTGTTCTGAGGGCCGAACGGTCGGCCATCAGGGAAGGCTGTCGCCAGAACGACCGCGTCGCGCTTGGCGACGTTGTCGTCGCGGATCGCTTCGAGGCGATCCCGCTCGGCGGTGTAGTCGGCCAGGTCGGCCTGATACGCCTTTTCCGTCATCGCCTTTTCAAGCCCGGAAAATCCGAGCGTGACGCCGAGACTATCGACGCCGCCGAAGACGAGGCAGACGAGCGCCAGTGCGACCGCGGGGACGCCGGTCGCGTGTGCCAGCTTCGGCGCAACGCTAGGCGTCACCATAGCGGACACTGCGAAGCCGACGGCGACGAAGATCGCAAGCGCTAGGCTTTCGTCGGCGATGCTGCGAGCCCAGAACACGACCGCGAAGGCCGCGAAGAACAGGGAGGCAGCGACAAGCGCCCCGCGACCGATCAACCATGCTGGCTTTTTCGGGCCGGTGACGCGCTTCTTCTTTTTGGTGAAAATCATGTTTTCATTCCCTTGATAGGTGAGCCCGTAGGCTCGTCAGTGATCGCCAGCGTATAGGCTGGCACGCCGAAGCCCGACGCTGCAAAGCAACGCCGGGCACGGTGTCAGGAAGCTAGCAACTCGCCATATTCGCGAGCGGTGTCTTCGAAACAGCGACCGGCTTCGAACCGATCGGTCGTCGTGATGTTCACGACCTGCAAGCCGTCATCCCAATTCAGCCGGACGCGCCATTGCGTCACCTGAAGCCGATTGCGAAAGACGAGTTCGACCGACAGGCCGGGCGCAATGCGCTGACTGTCTGAGACAGTCCAATCAAAAATATCCATTTGGTTTTCCTTCTCAGTGAGCCCGCAGGCTCGTTTTCTTCCTTCACCCTCACCGGGGTTCGAGTGCCAGGCTACTTGCTGTCTTCGGCTGCCTTCAGGGCCTAAGCCCGTCTATCCTCACCGACCCTCACGTTTGCCGCTCGATCCGATTCCAACCCTTCCGGGTCGCGGGGGATTTTGGTTTATGCCTCTTCCGGTTTCCCCTTCCGGCGTGATTTTGAAATAATACGAAACGTATTAATTTGCAATATCGGAAAACGATAAAAAACGCGCCGGATACGCACTTTTTCGGGCGTCCGGTCGGCTATGATCCGTATAATGAAAGTGAGCGCTTGTTCGCGTTCTGAAGTGATCGCCGCGTTCTGTAATCAGGGCGAGCGATCCGGCCTCGCGAGTGAGTGTCCGCTTATTCCATTTTTGCCAATAGGGGCGCATGTTCAGCCGGTGTTCCGCCGATTTTGCCAAACCAGAACCTTGTTTTTCTTGAGGTATGAGCGGATTTGCAATCCGCTGCGTCACCACTCCGCCACAGAGCCGCTCCAGAAGGCGCGTCACTAGCAACGAACTTCGCCGCTTGCAATCTGTCCTTTTCAGGCAACGTGCGTTT